GACGTGCAAGGCGACCGCCTCGAAACGTCCGTCTGGGCGTGGGGCGAGGGGCTGGAAAGCTGGCACGTCGAGCATGTAGTGATCCGTGGCGCGCCGAATGAATCGGAGCCGTGGGCACAACTGGCCGATCTGCTGAACAACAGGACATGGCGCCACGCATCGGGCCACCTGATGCGGGTGACGGTGGGCATGGTGGATTCGGGCGCTTACACGTCCGAGGTCTACAAGTTCATCCGCTCCCAGGATGCGCGCCGGATACACGCCGCGAAGGGCCAGAAGGCTGGCAAGAACGTGTCATGGATCGGCGCCGACATCGATGACGCGGGCAAGCGCAAGCACGGCGGGCGGAAGATACGGAACATCGCCACCTCACAGCTGAAGCACGACTTCTACCGCCAGTTGAGGCTGGACAGGCCGACCGTTGAAAGCGGCGACCCGTTCCCACATGGCTACGTCCACCTGCCGGAAGCGGTTTCCGAGGATGGATGCCGCCAACTGGTGTCTGAAATCTACGGCTCTGACGGCAACTGGAACGTCAAGCAGGGCGAGCGCAACGAGTGGCTGGACTGCCGCGTCGGGGCGCGCGCCGCCGCCTATTGGGCGGGCGTGGACATCATGACCGAGGACGACTGGCAGAAGCTGCGCGAGGAATACGCGGGGCCGACGCCGGAACAGGTGGCGCAAGCCCCGGAACGACACCGCCGCGAGCCTGCCAAGCCCCAAGGGGAATGGATGGGCGGACGCGGCAAGAAATGGATCTGACATGGCCTTCACCCAGACGCAGCTAGACGCGCTTGAAAGCGCCATCGCGGCTGGCGTGACTGAATACCGGATCGGCGACAAGACTGTGAAATATGGGACGCTGGACGAGATGCTGAAGGTCCGCGAGATCATGCGCGCAGACCTTGGGCTGACCGAGGATGATGCCCCGCGCTACTCGACGGCTGCGTTCTTCCGCTGATGAGCATTCTTGAAAGGTTCATCGCTTCGGTATCCCCCGAGGCGGGCCTTCGGCGTGCCGTGGCCAAGGCCAAGCTTAACCTGCTGAGCGGTTCCGTGCGCTCGTATGACGCGGCCAAGGTGGGCCACCGGACGGACGGATGGACCAGCGTTTCTGGTTCCTCGGCAAACTCGGAGATATCGCCCCAGCTTCCGCGCATCCGGGAACGGTCGCGCGACCTGGTGCGAAACAATCCTTACGCGGCCAAGGCCGTCAACGTGCACGTCAACAATCTTGTCGGATCGGGCGTCATTCCGAAGCCGTCAGGCGGCACGCCCAAGCAGAACAAGGCTGTTCGCAAGGTGTGGGACACCTGGGCGGCACGCGCCGACGCTGATGGGATGCTGGATTTTTACGGCCTGCAAGCCCTTGTGGCCCGGACTGTGGTGGAATCCGGCGAATGTCTGATCCGCCGCCGCTCTCGCCGCCTGTCGGACGGGCTGGCAGTACCGCTTCAGATACAGGTTCTGGAGCCTGACTTCATCGACACCAGCCGCCAGGGCAGCACGTCCAGCAGCTACACCATCGACGGTATCGAGTTCGACGCGCTGGGCCGCAGGACTGCTTACTGGCTCTACAACCGCCACCCCGGCGACAACCGGGCCATGATGGTGGCTGGCATTTCGTCCAGCCGCGTCCCGGCTGAGGACATCCTGCACGTTTACGACAAGCTGCGCCCCGGACAAGACCGAGGCGTGCCGTGGTTCGCTCCGGTGATCCTGCGGGCGTGGGACTTGGCCACCTATGACGAAGCCGAGCTGATGCGGAAGCGGGTGGAAGCCTGCATCGCGGCCTTCGTTGAGCAGGAAGCAGGCGGTGACATCCGCCCATTGGGCAAGGTCGCCAACGGCACGAACACGGACGGGACATCGGGCGCGACCCGCCGCGAGAGTTTCGAGCCGGGGATGATCGAATACATGCGCCCCGGCGAGAGTGTGTCGTTCAACAATCCGCAGGGGACGGGCGGATATGGCGAATACATGCAGGTTCAGCTTCGCGGCATCGCTGCTGGCGCTGGCGTCATGTACGAGCAGATGACCGGCGATCTGTCGCTGGTGAACTATTCCAGCATCCAGTTCGGAAACATCGAGTTCCGCGCATCCACTGAGCGGCACCGCTGGCAGATGATCGTCTGCCAGTTCTCGGCCCCTGTCTGGGGCTGGTTCATGTCGGCGGGCTATGCGTCGGGTGCGTTGATCCGCCCTGACTTTGAAGCGGCATGGGTTGCGCCGCCGTGGCAGTCCATCGACCGCGAAAAAGACACCGCCGCCGACAAGGCACAAATCCGCAGCGGTCTTCTGCTGTGGGCGGATGCCGCCACCCGCAACGGCTACGACCCTGACGAGGCGATGGAAGAAATCGCAGCATTCCAGAAGAAGGCCGACGCGCTTGGCATCGTCCTCGACATCGACGTGCGGCAACGCGCGGGCAACGGCAACGCAGTAATCACAGGAGACACGGCTGATGCCGGAACGCAAACAGACGCCGGGAACGGTTGATCTGCCGCTACAGGTTCGGACGGGTTCCGTCCGCGCCGACAGCATCGACGTAGAGGCGCGCACCGTCGATCTGGTGTGGTCCACGGGCGCGGAAGTGCTGCGCCAGGATTGGTGGACGGGCAAACGCTACCACGAAAGCCTGTCGCTCGATCCCGCGCACGTCCGCATGGACCGCTTGAACAGCGGCGCGCCGGTTCTCGACACGCACGACACCTATTCGCTGGCGGCAGTCATCGGCGTTGTCCAGTCCGCGACTGTGGACGGCAACGAGGGCCGCGCCACCGTGCGCTTTGCCCGCACGCCCGAGGTCGATCCGATCTGGGCGAAGGTCGAGCAGGGCATCGTCCGCAACGTCAGCGTCGGCTACCGCGTCCACACCTACGAGAAGATCGAATCCGACGATGGCCCCGACACATGGCGGGCCACCGATTGGGAGCCCATGGAACTGAGTTTTGTCCCGGTTGGGGCCGATGCGGGCGCAGGGGTCCGCAGCGAAAACACCAAGACGTATCCCTGCACCATCCGGGCTTTGCCCGAGCCTGCTCATTCAGAGGAGACCCTTATGAGCGATGCCGTATCGGGCAACCCGCCCGTTGATGAGGCCCGTACCGAGACCGCCATTGCGGCGGCCATCGAGGCGGCCACCATCGAAACCCGCACCGAGAAGCACGCCAGCTTCAAGGAAGTCACCGCCGCCGTCCGTTCGGTCGGTCTGGATACCGAGTTCCGCGATGCCCTGTTCGGCAAAGTTGAGGACAAGGGTCTGACCATCGAGCAGGCCCGCGCAGCCATCTTCGATCACCTCGCCGAAAGGGACGAACAGGTGCGAACCGACAGCCACATCACCATCACCAAGGACGAACGCGACACGACCCGTTCGCTGGTCGAGAACGCCCTCATGCACCGCGCCGACCCGGCTGGTGTGAAGCTGGAAGACGGCGCCCGCCAGTTCATGGGCCTTCGCCTGCTGGAACTCGGCAGCGAAATCGCCCGCCGCGACGGTATCGACACGCGCGGCATGTCGCTGGTGGAACGCGCCGGCAACGTGCTGGGCCTGAACACCCGCTCGGGCGGCCTGCACACCACCTCGGACTTCCCGTATATCCTTGCGAACGTGGCGAACAAGTCGCTTCGCATGGGCTACGAGCAGGCTCCGCGCACCTTCCTGCCGTTCTGCCGCCGCGTGAACCTGCCCGACTTCAAGCAGGCCAGCCGCGTGCAGCTTGGCGAGGCCCCGGCGCTGAACGAAGTCAACGAGAACGGCGAGTTCACCTATGGGACCATCGGCGAAGGCCGCGAGGTCTACCAGCTCGCCACCTATGGCCGCATCGTCGCCATCAGCCGTCAGGCCATCATCAACGACGATCTGGGCGCCTTCACCCGCGTTCCGCAGTTGATGGGCAACGCCGCCGCCAATCTGGAAAGCAACACGGTCTACACGATCCTGACCGGCAATCCGACCATGGGCGACAGTGTGGCTCTGTTCGCCACGGCGCACGCTAACTTCCAGGGCACCGGCTCCGCCCCGGACGTGACCACCATCGGCGCGGCGATGACCGCCATCGGCTCCCAGACGGGCCTCGATGCGAGCACCTACCTGAACCTTCAGGGCCGCTACCTGATCGGCGGATGGCTGACCCACACGCTGCGGGCGCAGTACACATCGCCGAACTTCCAGCCGACCGCGCAGTCGGGCGTCAATCCCTACACCGGCCTGATCCCGATCACCGACGCCCGTATCACGGACACGTCCTGGTACGTCTCGGCTGACCCGTCCCAGATCGACACCATCGAGTACGCCTTCCTCGACGGCCAGGATGGTGTTTACACCGAAACCCGCATCGGTTTCGAGGTGGATGGCGTGGAGATCAAGGCCCGCCACGACTTCGCGGCCAAGGCCGTCGATTATCGCGGTCTTTATCGCAATGACGGCTCGGGCAACTAAGCACCCCCTCTGATTCAGGAGACCTGAAAAATGGCTACCAATTATGTTCAGGAGGGCTGCTTCGTCACGGTTGCTGCCCCCACCGGCGGCACCACGTCGGGCAACGCCTACCTTATCACTGGCATCTTCGGTGTTGCCTCCACCACCCAGCTTGTCGGGGTGGACGTGGAGCTGGCGACCGAAGGCGTCTGGACGCTGACGAAAGTCGGCTCGCAGGCGTGGTCGGTCGGTGATCGTATCTATTGGGATGACGCCAATTCGCGTTGCTCCAGCGATGCGGGCGCGGGCATCTACATCGGTGTGTGCACCGCCGCCGTGGCATCGGGCGCTGGCGACACCACCGGCAACGTCCGCCTCAACGGACTGACCCCGGCGCTGAACAACGGCGTGGTGAACGTCACCGCCGCCACTCTGACTGTCACCGCAGCCAAGCACGCGGGCAAGGTCGTCACGCTCAACAAGGCGGATGGCATCGCCGTCACGCTGCCGGCTGCGAGTGGAACGGGCAACACCTACAAGTTCTTTGTGGGTACGACCGTCTCGTCGGTTGGCACGACCATCAAGGTTGTCGGCAACGACACCATGGTGGGCAGCGCCATCAATGCCGCTGACGGCGGCGCAACTGCAGCGATGTTCGAGGCCAGCGGCACCGACGACACGATCACCATGGACGGCTCTACCACGGGCGGCATCAAGGGTGACTTCGTGGAGTTGATCGATGTGGCCGCCGATCTGTGGTCGGTGCGCGTGACCGGCTCCGCGACCGGCAGCGAGGCCACGCCGTTCAGCGCGACCGTTTCGTAACGTCTCTCCACTAAGGGCCGGGGCTTAACCGCTCCGGCCTCACTTCTTTTCGAGGCTCCCGACATGGCCAAGATCTTGATTGCTGCCACCGCCTTGGCGCTGGCAGCCTGCACCACCACGCCCGCTGACCAGAACATCCCCGCCATGAAGGTCAAGGCCGCAAGCTACGGCTTGGCGTGCCCCAAGGCTGACCCGCTGGTCACCTACGGCGGCGTATCCGAGGCGTCCGCTCAGTGGCCTTCTGCGGCGTTTCCGGGCGGGGTTATCAAGATGCCGCTCAAATACGCACAGCACGATTGGGCATCAGGTCCGCATGGCCACAACCGCATGGCCCATGAGGTCGCGCATACCTGCGGCGCTGACGAAACCACGGCGCGGTCTGTCGCCAACGCGTGGTGGCCCGTCGAGGCTGGATTCAATGGAGGGCTGCATGACTGACATGATCTGCGTTGCATTCCAGTTTGGCGAGGCTCCCTACATCCTAAACGATGCCCTGTGCCTGACGCAGGCGCAGTGGGACGCTCTCACGCCCGAGGAAGTCGCGGCGATGCAGCAGGCTCGATACGATAACTGGCGCGAGGCCATGACGAGGCCGCCGACGATTGATCCGCCGGAAGAGGTGATCTAGTGGCAAATCGGTACGCTGTAGGCACCGGCACTTGGGACGGGTCTAACACCGGCATCTGGTCCGCGACGAGCGGCGGTGCGACTGGTGCGAGCGTGCCCGGCGTAGGTGACGTAGCGTATCTGAATGCGAACAGTGGTGTGATCACGCTAGGCGCGAATGTTACGTGTGCGATCCTAGACCAGACGGGTTTTTCTGGCACGCTGGATTGGGCTGGATACAAGATTAGCCTAGCGTATAACAACGCGGCGATCTTCGCTGGCTCGACTACCTGCACGAACACCGGCACTCCGCTGATCGAATGCACCTATTCGGGGAGCGTGGGGCAGCGGACAATCACGACCGGCGCGGTAACTGAGGCCAACGCCATCAGTTTCAACATCACCGCCGGCACGGACGCTATTAACTCCCTCGCTGTTTGCCGTAATGTTAACTTTACCGGATTTTCCGGCAATCTGGTCAACAGCGCGCGCACCATCTACGGCAGCCCGACATACTCGCCGACGATGACTGCCACGCCGACCGCAAGTGCCACCACCTTCGCCGCCACCAGCGGAACGCAGGTCATCACGTCGAACGGCGTGACGATGGACTTCCCGATCACGGTGAACGCCCCCGGAGCCACAGTCCAACTGGCCGATGCGCTGACCATCGGCAGCACGCGGACGTTCACGCTGACGGCTGGCGGGTTGGACTTGAATGGGAAGAACCTGACGGCGGGTCTTTTCGACAGCAGCAACAGCAACGTCCGCAGCATCACATCCGGTGCGGGCCAGTTCTACTGCACATCTACGACGGGTTACCCATGGGGTGTTAGTACGATCACTAATCTGACCTTTGTTGATCGTGCCACGGTTAATATCACAGGAGCATCCACCGGGGTTGATTCCCGCGTAATCCAGTGCGGAGCGGTCGCTGAGACTGTATCACCGGACTTCAATATCACGGCTGGCGCTGGAACGGTGACGCTGACGGCGAGCGGCAACGACTCTACGCGCAACGTGAGCTTCATAGGCTTCTCTGGCGTGTGCTCAAGGATCGCACGCTCAACCTACGGCAGCGTGACAGCCTCGCCGACTATGACATTCAGCGCCTCGGCCACCGTCATCAGTTTCCTCGCCACCAGCGGCACGCAAGTCGTCACTACCAACGGCGTCACCCTCGACTTCCCGATCACGGTGAACGCCCCCGGAGCCACAGTCCAACTGGCCGATGCGCTGACCATCGGCAGCACGCGCTCGTTCACGCTGACGGCTGGCGGGTTGGACCTGAATGGGAAGAACCTGACGGCGGGCGCGTTCTCGTCCAGCAACGCCAACGTCCGGTCCATCACCAGTGGTGTGGGGCAGTTCTATTGCACAGTGGCGCCATCGTCTGGTACGAGTATCCCGTTCAACGTTAACGTCACAACCAACCTGACGTTCGTAGACCGCCCGACCATCAACCTCACAGGCAACGGGTCGGGAACCGCCATCCGTCAAATCTATGGGGTCGTTGGCCAAA